CGGAGGGTAAGAACTCCGCGGAGATCGGGATCAAGATGGGTTACAGCTCGAGTAAGGTTAAGTATCAGTTGTTGAAAATGCTATGAAAATTCACTTGATAGGACGTAGGCTGATAATAACAATATCAAAAAAAATAAAGGTAAATGATATGTATTTAGATTGTTTAGTACACCCTAATTTAATAACTTACCCTTTAGTTATGCAATGTTTTTTTGATGATGAGAAAAATATAATACAAAGTAATAGTGGAACTACAAGCCCTATTAATACAAGTAGAAAAATTATACTTGTCATTGGCTAAAAAAAAATAAATGAAAAACAAAACATGGACCGGACCCGAAATCCAGACCGTAAGGGATAACTTTCTGATGTCGCTTGAAGAGCTATCGGAGCTGGTAGGAAGGAGCAAGACTTCGGTACTAAATATGAAGTACAAGCTCAAGAACCAAGGATTTAAGGATGATAGGGTTTATGTTTGGGATTTAAAAACCAAATAAAATCACTACATTACAGATGTATTAGAAGCAAATTTAGGAGGTCGTAGCCTTACATTTACTTCATAGGATTTAAAACCCTAGCCCTCTTAGTCTACGACGCTTTGAGGGCTTTTTTATTTACAAAAATTATGGAAGGAAAGATGTCATTTTTGCTTTATTGTGATTTGATTCACAGTATTGAAGAACTGTCTGATGAGCAGGCAGGAAAGCTTTTGAAGATAATTCTGGAATATGTCAACGATAAAAGTCCTGTGATTGAAGACCAAATTTTAAGGATTGCATTTACTCCTATAAAATTAAGTCTAAAAAGGGACTTGGAAACATGGAAAAAAACTTGTGAAAAAAATACAAAAAACGGCAATAAGGGCGGTAGACCACCAAAATCAAACCCAAAAGAACCCAAAGAACCCAGTGGGTTTATTGGGAACCCACTCGAACCCAAAAAACCCGATAGTGATAAGGATAGTGATAGGGATAATGAAAAGGATATTATTACTATTAATAATATTGAAATTATTGATTTTTCTAGATTAGGGGCAAAGACCTTTAGACAAGAGCTAATTCAACTCTACAGCCTAGAAGGCTTCCAATTTACAGCCGGACTGAATGAATGGTCAGTAATGAACACGGGAACAGAGTTCACAGACGAGAAGCATCTTAAAAGAAGCCTCAACCTACATTTAAAGAATAATTCAGCAGCACTAAAGGAAATTAAAAAAGAACGCAACAGAGTTTCAAAAATATTAAACAATAATTGGTAGATGAAAAAACTAGAAATTAAAAAGGTTAATCAGTCTTCGGGCGACATTTGGAAGCTGATTCAGATTTCAGTTCAAAGTAAAAATTGGGCTACACTGACACAGAATATTAACAGGATGCACGCTTTACAGGTATATTATTCAGACCTATTGACATTTCAGGAATGGGAGCTTAACATTTTAAAGCAGGAAGAAAGCTATTTAAACGGCAAATTGGCAGAATTTGAAAAGCAAGAGCTTATTGAGCTGATGAAAATTGGAGGCAACTATCAAATCTTTAAAGCCAGAGTTGATGAGCTATTCAAAGAAAGTTAAATCTGATTTTGATTTGGATTACTGCAAAAACTCTATCAAGACATTTGCGGGCCAAAAGGATTCAATGCTTGAAACCTTCAAAAAAGGTAAGGTTCCCGGTTCAAAAACTTACATGAGGGATATTGATAATATTGAATGTAATGGGTATAGGAATAAACTATGGTCTTGGAGACCTGGGGAGCTAAACCTTTGGACCGGCTACAATAACGAGGGTAAATCGCAGGCATTAATTTTCCTTTGTGTTCTAAAAGCAATAAATGAGGATTGGAAATTTGCATTCTTCAGTCCTGAAAACTATCCACCGGATGAATTTTTCGACGATATTATTCATACCATGCTGGGCAAAACAACTGACAAGAATCACAAATCCTTTGACATGACAGAGCGCGAATATTTAGATGCCTTCGAACGGATTAAAGGCAATTTCTTTTTCGTTTATCCTGAGGACAAAGAAGGCCGACCAGATTTTAGCATTGAGAATATTGAGAAAATATTTGAATATTTGATATTTGAGGAAAATGTTAAGGCTGTTGTAGTCGATCCTTATCTCAAGATAAGGCATGAAATGATGCCTGGAGAACAAGAGCATCTATATGCGTCCAGATTTATGATGGATCGAATTAATTTTACTAGAAAGCAGAATGTAAGCTATCACCTAGTAATGCATCAAACCACACCTAGAAAGAACTCAGATGGTAATTATCCACCTCCTAATTCTTATGCTATAAAGGGCGGAGGAACCTTCGCAGATTCAGCCGATAATTGCTTAATTGTTTGGAGACCATTAAGAGGCACTGACCCTACTTCAACGCTAGTTACTATCAAATCAGATAAGATAAAGAAGCAGAAGCTTGTTGGAATGCCTCACGAGATAGAGATTGACTTTGATCGGCAAAAAAATCGCTACGTTTCATTGGATGGTTATGATTACTTTTCAGGAAATTCAAAATTAATTGTCCCAGAGCATTATTCAGAACCAAAATTTAGGAGCAACGGACTGAGTGATTTTGATTTTCCGGATGATCGAGACCACAAACCAAATCCATTTTAAAAAAAAACTATGCAGTTTAAACTAGACATCAAGCCAATCTCAGTCAATCAGTGCTGGAAAGGAAAGCGGTATAAGACAAATATTTATAAGTCTTTTGAAAAAAACATGATTCTTATTTTGCCCAAAAGCAAAGGGAAATTTTCCGAAATGTTAAGGATTGAGCTGTTTTTTGGATTTAGTTCCGCGCTTGCAGATATTGACAATCCGGTAAAACCGATTTTGGATATTATGCAGAAAAAATATGGATTCAATGACAATCAGATTTTTGAACTTAATATTAGAAAATGTATAGTTTCAAAAGGAAAGGAATTTATCTCAGTTTCAATCAATAATCTTGTTCCGTTTCGATAAATTTATTTCTATAATACTTGCAATTATTAAATAAAATAGTTAATATTACAAAAACAAAAGAGCGATATGAAAGCAAAAGATTTAAGAATTGGAAATTTAGTTTATTTACAAGATGGCGTAACTGTTTCAGCGGTCAGATATTTTAAAACGAGCCATTTTGTTAACGAATATCCAGAAGATATAATATCTGGTATTCCTTTGACAGAAAAATGGCTCGTTAAGTTTGGTTTTAAAAAATCTAAAGCAATACCAAATGAAAAATTTTGCTATCTTTTTGAAGATAAAGGAAAAACTCCTATTGAGTTTTACGTTGTAGGTAAAGGAGCTAATGATGTTTATACAATTTATGACCCTATAAATCGTTCAAATAAACTAAACTTTATTACGGACAATCGTGGGCTTAATTTTGTCCACCAACTTCAAAACTTATACTTCGCTTTGGCTGGAAGTGAATTGATTATTACAAAAACAAAATAGCGATATGAAAAACGATGAAATTAAGTACTACAAGTATGTGGGCAGTTCGTACGACGCTGATCAATACGGATGTCCTAAACCTATAAGAAATAAGGTTTATTCAGAAACTGATAAAATAAGTCATAGTGATGTGGCTTATTTCAATACCAGGTATTCAGCTGCAGTTGGCTTAGAATGGAAATTAGTGGACAAACCAAAGCAGGCAGAAAGAAGGTTTAGGTTGTTGACTCAGGATGGGTACGATACAATTACAAAAGGTAAAATTTACTCAGAATCTTTTAGTCCTGGAGTTTGTAATTTCTTAAAATTTTTAGAAAAACACCCTAACGACTGGCAGGAAGTATTTGATGATGAAGAAAAAGTAAACAGCCCTTCACACTATAATCAAAGCGGTATAGAGTGCATTGATGCTATGTTTGCGGCTACGGTAAATAAGCCCTCAAACGAAGCTATACTAGTCAGCAATGCAATTAAATACCTTTGGAGGTACGAGGCCAAGAACGGGATTAAAGACGTCAAGAAGGCGCAATGGTACATTAATAAATTAGTAGATATTTTAGACAAGAAATAACAATGGCAGATTACGACAACAAACTATCAGGAGCGTTATTCAAGAACGACAAAGGTGACAATCCTAAACGACCAGATTACCGTGGCAGCTACACAGATGAGAATGGTGTAGAGTTCAACGTTTCGGCATGGATTAAGACCTCAGCCAAGGGCGTTACATTTATGAGCTTCACGATGCAGCTAAAGGAGGCTAAGCTTCCAGCCGCTACGCAAAGCCAGCCAGCGTCACCGCCCAATTATTTTGAGCATGACGATGGTGATAAACTTCCCTTTTGATGAAGCAGATAAAACTAAAGTTTGGAGCGTACAAAGGAGTGGAGTTCTCAAAAGTTCCTCTTGATTATAAAATATCGTTTTGGAAGATATTTGAAAGCAGGTACGAAAAGGATCAGTTGATTAAGCAGAAGCGAGTTCAGGAATTTATGGACTACCTTAGCAAGGATGAAAAGATCAATTCTCAGAACAAACTATCAAATAATCCTAGTCAAACTACATACAGTAGATCAGGCAGAAGGTTTTGCTGAAACCGAAGATGAAGCTAGAAAAATGTTCGGTAAGATTATGAGTCAAGTTACAAGTTTCACGAGTGCTAAATTATTATTCAACAACAAACTAATTGAAGAGCGAAATGAAAAGTAAATATTATGAGTATATCGGCACACAAAAGCAGGCAGATCAATACGCTGATGCTTTCGCAGACCCTATTCCTATAATAGGGAATATATATCCTGATGATGCAAAAATAGGAGGAGAGAAAGTGTCTTTTTGGCTTATTTCAACATCATTATCTAACGAATGGAAGCTAGTAGAAGAAGAACTATCAACTAATCAGCTGATCGAGCTACTAAACAAGAAAGCTGCTAAGGACGGAATGATTTGTTCGGTAACTTTTGAGAAGAAGCCTGGGATTGAGATTAAAGATTTTAAAGCAGTCCCTACTTGCTTCAAAGTAAGTATTGAACTTTCTATTTTGATTAATTTAGATACGCTAAAAGTAGCAAGCAAAGAAAAACAACTAATAGAAGCAATCAAAAACGTACTAGAAAATGACTAATTCAAACAAATTTCAACTTGCGATTATGGGTTTGATTACCTTAGCTCTGATAGTTATATTTTCAAGTTGCTCAAGCCAAAAGCATCCAGAATTTAGCTCGTACAAGGATCTTAACAGAAAAATGGATCGAGAACTAAGCAGGACCATTAAAGACTCAGACAAGGTAAGGCACGACTACAGAAGGAAATGAGAGCGGTTATAGTTATCATATTTCTGCTCTTGTCAGGCTGCGAAGCTGCAAAGGTAAACAGACTAAGGCAGCGCATCATGAGCGAAGAAGGTACTGTAATAGCGATTAACAGGGAATACGGTTTCTATACTGTATTCTGGGAGTGCGAGAATGCAAGGTACAAAAATCAGCCTTGTTTTGGAATCAGCGACCACCCGATGAGGGAGGGAATAAATTTAGGGGACACAGTTAAAATAACAATAAAATGACTAATAAAGACTTAGAGCGATTAATAAAAGTTTTGGATGGAACACAGTTTGAAATTGAAAATAGAGCTGATGGCTACGTTTGGGTATCACTTAAAGACCTTTGGGAAGGTGTTGAGTTTGTTGAGTGTATAACGGATCAATCTAATAATTTCAGGAAGGGCAAGGTTTATCGATTAGTTCCAAGTAAGAATATTAAAGGCCCAAACTGTATTTACACTGAAGATAAAAAATGTGCAATATATGGAACGGCAAGTACATTAGGCTTAGGAGGGACTAAGCTATGTTTCAACCCCTCCACAGAAGAAGCTTATGTAAACCAGCTAAAGGCTAAGGCTTTTGAATTGTATGGGGATATTCAAGAGGGAGATAGGTTTCAAGAGCCTAACGGGAATACTGACACATATCGAGAAAAGGCAAACAAATCTAATCATAAATGGGATTACATAAAAAATCAGGATGAGCTATTTTTCTATTCAATTCTTCTCTACAAAGGGGGCAAATGGGCCACGAAGCTACCGAAAAGGATTGATATTAAATATGATGGTGGCAATGCATCGGATAAGAATTTTTATTTTAAATATGACAATGCGGCTACTGAAAAAATGATAAATATTGGATGTCCAAAAATAGGTGAGTTCCTAGCAAAGCAGCTAGAAAAGTATTTGAATGATGAAGTTGATTAACGATTTGCATCTTGAATAGGTGGGGAAATAGGAAACCAAAACTTTAATTTTAAACAAAATATAATGGGAACTACAAAACAAAATACAACGATAGAAACCGCATTTCTTCAAGGTGGTGTTATCAGTCGTTTACCTCATATTGAGATAGGTGATAAAATTAAATTATACGGAAGGATTACTACTGTGGTAGGATTCAATGTTTTATGGAATGATGCTCTTGAAGATTATGAGATAATTTTATTGACGACAGGACGAGGCGATCCATTTAAGAGGTCGTTGAAACAGATCGAGTTGGTTCAAAATGACTGATAACACCTAATTAGCCCGGGATTAACTTTTCGGGCTTTTTTTTCGTTAAATTGCAGCTACTAACAACCAATTAACAACCAATTAATGGCAGGTAATCTAAAGGGAAACATCTCAGCAAAAGGACAAGGCTTTGATGGTAACCCTCAAAATATAAGCAAGAAAGGGCCTCCAAAAACAAAGCTACTAAAAGAAGTTTTAGCTGAAGAACTTTTTAGCGATTACGATAAACTTTCTGCAATAATTAAAAAGCTAAGCGAAATGGCTTTAGATGGTGATTTAAACGCTATCAAAGAAATATTGGATAGGTACGCAGGTAAATCAGTACAGCATAACATAAATGAAGAAGTTGAGAAGCCAATATTTAAACCTATTGATCTAGATGTTAGAAGCGACGACAGCTCAGTATAAAATATCCAGACTTAAAAAAAGGGTCAGGATTGTACAGGGCGGAACCTCTAGTTCTAAAACTTTTTCTATCCTTCCGCTTTTAATTCAGTATGCACTTCAGACTCCTAATAGCGAAATATCAGTAGTATCTGAATCAATACCGCATCTAAAACGTGGAGCGATAAAGGATTTCTTAAAAATATTAAAGTGGGTTGGTAACTTTCAAGAGGATAATTTTAACCGCTCAAATTTAACTTATAAGTTCACCAACGGTTCCTACATTGAATTTTTCAGTGCGGATCAATCTGACAAACTAAGGGGTGCAAGACGTGACATCCTATTTATTAATGAGTGCAATAATGTAACGTTTGAAAGTTATCAACAGTTATCAATAAGAACTAAGAAATTTATTTATCTGGATTATAATCCAACCAATGAGTTTTGGGTTCACTCAGAATTGAAAGACGAAAAAGATTCTGACTTCATTATTTTGACCTACAAAGATAATGAGGCTTTAGATAGTGCAATAGTTAAAGAAATTGAGAAAGCAAAAGTAAAAGCAGAAACATCTTCATACTGGGCTAATTGGTGGAAGGTCTACGGGCTTGGACAGCTTGGCAGCCTGGAGGGTGTTATCTTCTCTAATTGGTCTATGATAGGTTCTATTCCAGCAACTGCAAAACTATTGGGCTACGGGCAGGATTTTGGATTTACAAGTGATCCAGCGGCTACGATTGCAGTTTATAGTTATGATGGAAAAATAATACTTCATGAGCTAGTTTACAAACGAGGCCTGCTTAATGTTGATCTAGTCAAGGAATACAAAAGATTAGGTGTTAATTTAGGCTTGCCAATCTGGGC